CCCACAACCTGTCGTCGTGAGGTATTTTAACGTCCATACCCTCTAACCAAGCTTTGCACTTAAACCACAACTCAGCGCGTAAATTTATATAGGTTTCTTTCTGCATGGACCGCTCAGACACGTTCAAGCCTCTTGCCGGGAGGCCGAGCTCCCTAAGTCGATCCAAAACACCGGCTCCAAGCCCAACGCTATCGACGATAATCTCGACGGGCTTTTTAGAGGAAGACATAGCGTCATATTCTGCTTTTACGGCTCCACTCAATTGCATCAGGTCCAAGTTATTCCAAACAGTCAACGGATGAATAACGGGGCCCTGTCTCTTGCATAAAACGGAGCTATCATTTCCCTGCCGGGCGACGTCAAGCGCCCAAATAGAAACCGTATCCTCGTGAACCTTTATATCATTTTTCATAGCGTGATCGATTAACGCTACGGGAATAACTGTATCACTTTCTGACGGAGGAAAATTTCCTAGCACGCGCACATGGTACGCCGGGCTATCCTCGCCGTAACGATTTTTCATATCATTAACGAAGTCGTCGGACACACGTTTACTATCGATACAAGATACGTGCATCGTGTACCAATTTTCTTTTAGTCGATTGTGAGTATCGTAAAAAAATCCGGTGTTACGGGTGGGGTTCCCGGTTAAAACTGTCGTCGCGTGAATACCCGACATTGAACCGCTGGCGGCCTCGAAAACGCTCTCCGGGATCCCGCTGCTCTCGTCGGCCAGTAAAAGCGTGCTCGGTGAGTGCACACCAGCAAGCGCTTCTGGCTGCTCCTGTCTCGACGTCCGGCACGATATAAACGTGCTTTCCGGGGAGCTCTTGAGCTCAATGCGGTCACTTTTTATCTCTAGTAAATCGTCAAATGGCGGTTTTAGTCGTTTTGCAATATTTTTCATTTCAGCAAAACAAGCATCGAAAAGCTGGGCAGACGTGGGGGCCGTGACAACTGTCTTAGATGGCACGCGCATTAAAACGTGCCAAATAGCAGCCATAGCAACGGCAGAAGATTTCCCGACCCCGTGGCCCGACCTACACGTGACACGTCTGATTTTTGGGTTTGCGACGGCTTCTAAAAGTTCGCACTGCCAATCGTCTGGATCCATTCCTATCACTTCCCGGGCGAATTTAACGGGATCTCTATGATAGCGTTTCATTAATTTTAAAAACGGGTTATCGTTCATTTCTTATGCCTCGATGTGTGATGGGGTGGTTGCAAAAGCTGGGGCGCGAATAAAAATTAAGGGGGGGCTAAAAATCAATAATGCTGCATCGCGGCGCAGAGTTTTGCGCATAATCTGTATTATGTTAATTATTGGCCCATTTTGGCCCGTTTTTTTCGCAATTGCAGAAAAAATGGGCTGAAAGTTGACATTTATGCTGCTTTGCGGCACGCGCACGCGCCTGCGCGAGTGTGATTTAGTGTGCGAAATCACGGTTCAACTTCCTCAGCTTCACCATCGATAACATCACCAAGTAATTGAGCTGCTTGAGCGTGCAAGTCATTAACGCTTATATTTATTGCCACATCGCGCTGTCTTGTATCGTATTTTTGATTAAGTTTACTTGCTATCCACTTATCAGTATCAACTTTTAATCTTGAGACATTGACAGTTTCTGGCTCTGCGTTTTGAGCTGTATCGACTGCACGCTCCGCATAAAAGTTTCCAGCTTCAATTAAAGCTTGCTCGTATCTACCTCGCCTACCATCCTCAGCGTCAAGCCACATAGCAAATAACTTATAACCAACTTCAAACTCTTTCATGAGAGTTCTAACTGAAGTGCCAGTAGATATTCTCTCCAGCACTTCCTCCTCTCCAATTTTTTCTATCGCTGCAATTTTAGCTTTACCAACTTTACCCACCATTTGCTATTTCTCCTGATAATGCTGAGTAGCCACAAATATCCACCCAGTGATCTGCTTTATCAGGCGATACTCTTATCCTAGATATTTTAAGAAGCACCATCATGACGGCAACATCAACCGGACCAATTTCGTAGCCAGTGTAAGCTGACCATAAGTCAGCCGTATTTTGAAAGTTTTCCCTTGCATCTCCATAGTCAGCATTTCGATCATTATTTATGACCTTCATTGCTTCCTTTAATATTTCATCCCTATCCATCTTTACCACGGTATCTCATCTCCTATTTCCCAATTTATTGACTGATCAACTCCATCCCTAATGACTGTCGTTATCTTAGCTTTCGGAAAACTATCGTAAGCAGCCTCCAGAAACTTAGCTGTAAAGTCATTAGATAATATTCTAGCAACATCCTCAAAACTGTAAACTATCCAGTGTTTATACTTCTCACGTAAAACGTGAGCATTTTTGGATGCAATACAAACTATTCTCTCACCATCGAGCTCGATACAATAACAATCCTCAGCCGGAGGCTTATGACCAGCCTCGAGCGCTGTTTTCTCCAGCACATCCCAAGCTCTCATAAGCTGCCCGGCAATTTGATTTGTTGTCATTACATCATTTGCCTCAACGGCATCAGTTAGCGCATCGTAAGCCGCTTCAAAACGTCCAGCCATTTCTGGAGGAACAAACGTAGGCAACGTATCACCCCATTTATTAACTTTCTCACGGGCGATACGATCCAACGGTTTAAGCTGCCCCAACACTTCTGACTTAATGATAAGGCCGCCGCCTTCAGGTCTGCCAAGTACATCTCTACCTTTCCTTTCTGCTTCGTTTAAAGTTATTCTCTTTTTCTTTCTCATTACCATGCTAGTCTCCCTAACTTTCCTCACTTAGTTTCGTTACCTCACCTCACCGCCTCCTCACTTACGTATATATATACGTTAAGGTGAGGAGGAAGGTTTTAGAGGCTATTTTTCCTCACTTCCTCACCTGTTCCTCACCTTGAAAAACGAAGTGAGGAATTAATGAATTGTATGCCCATCACTTGTTATCTGATCCATCCCGGTAAGTATCATTCGTAAAAACATGAGATCAGATATTCCATCATCGCACGCCCTCACAGCTTCAGTCTGGCTACCGTCTTTCCAAATATCTCTCGTCCTACTGTTTCCGTGGTTCCACTCTATCTCGTACTTTTCACGGTCCTCACACCAGATAAGCCTAGCCATTATAATATCATCACTCATAGCCCTGCCTCTTCTCCTGTTATCCAAGTTCCAACAGATATAACCGGGACCTCTCTTGCCTGTCTCTTCTCGTAGAACTGATCGACACGTAAGACGTCTGTCTCCAGCCATTGTTTTACTATAGCACGAATTTTCGCCTTTTCGTGTTTCTTTTCTATGTCAAGATCTAAAACCTCTGCCACGGCTACACCCACCCACATCTTAGCCTGCACACTTTGTTTGTATGGATCACCATCTTCCAGCGCCTGCCCGACTATTCGCTGCACCTTCATTGCATCGCGTGTTGTCACGCCGTCAAAGAGGTCAGGCATTTTAAATGTAACCGCGACGCCGACATATTCACCGTTAGGAAGCTGCACGCCCTCCATACGTCTATACACCGCCTTCTCCGCTGGCGGAGCTAAGTTAGCCTTGCCGTCATCGACACGGAATATCCCGAGACTTTCTTGTTCACTGACGCCCAACTTCAGCGCGTCTTCCTGACTGACCTTGTTAATAACTCTGGCAGATCTAGCAGCTCCGATCAATGATCCGGCGCCCCTGACGCTATCCACCGTCGCATCATCGCCGTGCATCTTGCGTATGTGATGCGTTAAGACAAAAGCACAATCCGTCTTGTCGGCTATCGATCTAACGCTGGCTATCGCCGCATTCATTGCCACGTTATCATTTTCGTTTATTTGATTTGCACCAACCCACGGATCCACAAATACCATACCAATATTATTCTGCTCTATTTTCTCCGCCATATAATCCCTGAGCTCTTCGTCTACATCAAGCCCGTCCCGGGACTGTTTAGCAAACATAATCTTGAGATCGCGTCCAGCGTCGAGAAACAGTTTACCTCTAATCTCTTCTGCTTTTATATTGTAGTGCATCATTGCAGCCGCTACCCGGCGCTGCATCTCCTCCAGCGGATCCTCGAGGTTAATGAGCCAGACGTTGCACTTCTCATGCACAAGATCCTCTAGCAGCGCCTTACCAGTTGCAATAGCCAGCGCCTCAACTGTTTGCATCGACGTCTTACCAATACCACCAGCCGACGCTAAAACCGACACGTTAGAACGAATGTAATAACGTCCATATATCCAGCGACGCGCCGGTATTTTTGCCGGGTCAATTGGATCATACGGCGTCGGCCACTGCCTCTCAGCCTCTATTATTTCCTGTTTCACTTGTTCTACCGGCTTTGCCAGCGTCAGTGCCTCTCGCAACTTATCCTCGCCGACTTCTTTTAAATAGTCGTTTGCATCGACAACATTCTCGACGCCCAGCTCGTTGAACCTGACGACATACACAGACGTGCTACCGTCGCCACTGAGCACGTCAGCGCACTTGTCTACATCTAAGTCGGGATCGGCGCATATCGTAACGTCTGAGGCTCTAGGGACGTTGTATGACTGCATCCCGGCCTTACCGAATGTGCAGACTATCGTCGCCTCCGTTTTATCTTTTGTCGCCTGATGAACGGACAGTGCATCCTCCGGGCCCTCAACCATAACGATTGCAGCTCCGTCGTGCTCATTACCAATACGCATGACGTTACCAGCTATGACGCCTCGGCTATACTTGGATATACCATTGTGTATACGCTTCTTACCCTCAGGCGTTAAAAGCACGGCTTGGATGCCCTGCACCTCACCCTCCGAACTGAGCGCCGGAAAGATAATTGCTGGCCCATCATATACGTTAGGACTAAATCGCGCTACATTCGTTGCTGTAGACGCTCTCAGGCCCCGTGAGTTGAGGTAAAGTAGTGCCGGGCGTATTGCGTCCTTATTATCCCGGCTAATTGGTACGGCTCTATCCCATGCCTCCTTAGCCTTTTTAATTTTATCTTTTCTTGTCTCTTGATCACGTACCAGCATTTCCTTACTTGCTAGACGTCCAATTAATCTATCAAATTCTGATATTGTATATGGCGTTGCATCTGAGTTCTCTAAAATTTTTGGGTTCTCGCCTCCACGCTTAAACCCTGACCCGATTGTCGCCTTGATCTCTAGATCATGTAAGCCGACTGACTTTGCAGCCGTGTGTAATTCCATAATCGCCAAATCTATATTAGACGGCGCTAAGTGTGCGTGCCTTCCAAGTAAATACGCTGCTTTATTGAGTGTCTCGTTTCTACCACCCTTCAATGTAAGCATCACGTCACTGACTGCACTTTCTTTTACTTTTTGAAAGTATGCCTCTGACATTTTATTCTCCCTAAGTTGTTGATTTTATTGACCTATCGCCTGGGAATAGCCCCGGATATTTCACCGGGGCCATCGTTTTTAGAACCCAAAGTCTTTCTTCTCAGTTGCCGGAGCAGCCGTCGCTGTCGGCGTTGCCGGAGCCTCATAAGAAGCAGCGGCCTGAGCTGTGGGCTGTTCACCACCCGTAGGACGGTCAATCCATGACGCGACGTTAAAGCCTACATCATAGGAAGTTCCCTTACCTACCACAACAGGGGTTGACGTCGTAACTTGCACGACTGGAATTTTAGTCGCAAAGTTAGGATCGTTTTCGACTTGGTTGTACAACTTAGCAATGAACTGGCCAGCGCCAAAACTATTATTACTAAATTGTGCCTCGCGTCCGTTAGCCCAGCAATCAACCTCAAACCCTTTTTTATGAGGGCTCCCTTCAGGCTTTTCTAATGGCTGCGCCGGTGACGGCCAAGCAAGGAATTCCCTTACTCCCACGTCGATATGTAGCCAGCCAAAGACGACGTTTTTAATGTCAATGGCGATACCCTTCGACATATCAATATCCTCAATGTCTCCGGTTGGCGTTTTTATTGTCCACTTATTCTGTGGTAAATTTACTCTGACGTAAGACATATCAGAGGTGTTTTCACTTTCAAATGTAATTGGCATCGTGTGTCTCCTGACTATTTGTGCTCTTCAGTGAATTTAAAAGTATACGGCGGTATTTGGATCGTTTGTAACTCTCCATAGTCATACGGCCATACACCGGTTTTTTGCGCCCAGACAAATTTATCCAGCGCATATTCAACGGCGGCCCTGCCTTCTTGCAGAGATCGCTCGTCGAGCTCGTAGACGCCCACAGTGTAGGGCGGTCCATTCTTATCAACGGCTATAAAGACAAACCGGTCTACCTCGTGACCCTCGAGGGCCAAGCACATACGATAGAACTGATCCTGAATGTGGTAGCCAAGCTTCCCGGCCTGCGATGCGAACCCGGCAGGCGATGGATCTATGGTTGTCTTTAAATCTATTAATGCCGCTATATCTTTTCTCCAAGCATCCGGGCGGCAGCGTAACTCAACGTCCCGGACGTTATCTTTTGTAAAGACGCTGGGCTCTATCATAATATCACCAGATAGTAACTTAGCAGCCTCTTCATTAGCCCACACAGCTTTAGCCATATCGTGAGCCTGCTTATATTCAGCCTCGGTCAATAATACTGCCCCGGCCTCATCAGCCTCAGACTTTTGCTCAGACCATGCTTTGCCTCGACGTGTCTCTGGTCCACACCAGACCGTATCGGATCTGTGAGGCTCGAGACAGAGCGTGTGCGTAGCTGTTCCTAGGTCAAATGCCTGAGATGTTTTAGGCTCTGCATATTTGAAGTGAGCCAAAGATTTTTGAGCAATCACCTTTGCCCCAGATGCACTAAGCGCTGGTGATAGGTGATATTGCTCGTTGTTCATATCATGAATTATACTCAATTTGTTTACTCCCATAATTAGCGATGAGTAGGGCCTCGGCCCTGTGTTCATCTTTCTTTCGTTTTAATTCTGACGCTAACGTCGGATACCACTGTTGTGCTAATCGTCTGCTTGCGTCTTTGTCTTTTGCTAAACCCAAGGACCGCTTCCAAGTGTTAGCGCTAATGATTGAATACGGTATCCGGGATAGTGCACAAGTGCTTGTTATCTGTCCGAATGCGTAACCAATTTTAAACGTCGATACGACGCCTTGCTTTGGCATTGCGTGCTGTCTCTCAACGTAGATGTGTTTAACCTTATCAACGCTGTAGAGAATGTCCGTCAGGGCTCTCACGTCCACTCCACCCTCATCGTAGACTGGTAAGTCGTGAACTTCTGCCCATCCATCACAGGACACTAATCCAACACCTCCGGTTTTATAACCGCAATCAATGCCAATAATCATGCTTTAACTTCTTACCTTTTTCTTTTGCGTCTTTAGCAAATACACCCCGGACATAATCATTGTCAGAGATGCCAAGCTTACCAGCCTCATACGAGATGTGGTCGCTTAACTCTTCCTCAAGACGAAAGCCTTTCAACTTTCTCTCTCGTTTTTTTATTTGTGTTTGCATTAGTACCTCCATTTGTCAGCAACCTGTTAACATCTTGATATTATAATCGCAACCCCTGAAAGCTTGCTCCTCTTCAATCTCTTTAATAAAATCCTTCCCCTCTTTAACCCACCAATCCAAGCTGCACATATTTAAGCGATAGACGCAGACACTGTGATCGCGCCATATTATCTCGTTACCACTCTTTCCATTATCGTAAATGAAGTAGTGGTAACCGCTACCTCTGTATAAACTGAGGTAGGGGTTTCCGATTTCTTTTAAGATTTTTTTAATTGTGAGCATTTTTATTTTCCCTCTCCCACACTTTAATCTGATCCAGCCAAGTGCACTCATCATCTCTAGCGACTAGCTGAAGCATTGACGCTACGGGCGCTTCCATGCCCAGCTCCGCCAGATCGTTCCAACACTTTTCAGTTATTTCTTTTGTTTCGTTGAAAGCTGCGATTGCAATTTTTTCGCTATCAAAAGTTTTAACATTAAAACAATATGGATATGCGTGATCTGGGCGATTGCTAAACCATCTTAATTCATAGTACATTT